TAGTTCATAATGTAAATACTGTCATCTTTGTATATTAAAAAAGAATCGCCTAGTGGCAACCCATCTATAATATTTCCCGGGGTATCTGAAAGTTCATATTCACCGGCATCAAGTGTAGCGTCAGTCTCATCCCATGTAACTGGCTGGTTTCCAAACGAGGCTTCTGTACTCCACTTGACAAGTCTTGGTTCTTCGTTAGTTCTTACCCAATTAAGACCAATAAGAAAAGTTCTAAATGATCTAATAACTTTACATTTGTTTCCTATTGGAAAATTTCTTAACCTAACAAACGGTACTGTTAGTTGTGGTATTCCACTATTTAAAGGCCATGTCTGTGGCGCATCATGCCCATTTGTAGCAACAATAACGCCATTTAGATTAGTAGCAGTCCAGCGCCTATTAGTGGTATTAGCGTCATAATCGCTGTCTCCCGTGGCTGTAGTGCCAATAGGAACAACAGGGTAGGCAGTTGTATGCGGGGCCGCAGTAGTTGAGTTAGCGGCTCTGCTACATCCAGTTAAATCATTGCTAGATTTGCCAGAGTATGTTATTTCCTCATATCCATTAGAACTTCCATTTGCTATTGCTTGCGTTCCCATAGCGATTGTTCCGCTTGTTGGAAAAGCACTGGCATCTGACAAAGTAATTGTAGTAACACTATTGTCTATATTTCCGCTTAATGTTCCTGTAGCCTGTCTAGTTACATCAGTCCAAGAAGATCCATTCCAAACTGCTATATCATCTGTTCCGTAAGCAATCCAATAATATGTTCCTGCAATTGTAAGATATGGATGAATATAGTAAGGGGCGAATGGGCAATTAGCAAACACCTCTTGGTATCCAGCGACTTTTTTTACGCCGTTATCCAAAAGTCTTATATTGTTTCCGTCAGACCATGCGTTAGGAGGGAGGTTATAAGGAGGGGTATCCTTTATAATTCCTATCTGGCCTAAGTTTTCTATAGGAACTAGAGCCATTATTCAGGTGGGGTGGGCCAAGTAATGTTAAAGGGATCAGGCTGGTTGCTTATGTCTCTTAACGCCTGACGGTACACTTCCCATTGTTCTCTTTTAGAATCAGACATGGGAACGTCAGTTAGAACAGTCCAGTCGCAAGCGACAAGTTTACCCTTTCGTTCTGCTTTGACTACATTCCATTGCTCCGGGTCTTGCCCTGCCTGCACTGTTGACCATGCTGGCTTCTTTGTGGGATCGTTGTATACAACATTATTGTTGTAGTCTGACTCATTCTCTACTGATCCGTATATACCAAAGCCCTCATTCGGAACTGCGGCCCAAAGAATGTTACTGAGCGTTACGTTGTTCATTCTTCCACCTCCCAAACCATCATTGTGCCGTTACGAAAAGTAGTTCCTCCCGCGCTGGCTTGCGGTTGTTTAGACCAAATATCAAACGTGTAGGTTGTACCCGAATCAGGCGTAGGTCTGTTCCCGCTTGTTACTTTCCAAATTCTGGAAAATCCAAATCCATATTCCTCAGTAGACAATCCAGCATCAACTTTGGATTTAATATTTCCTACAATAATGTTATCTGTAGTTCCAGTAATCAGAGTCCCAGAAGTATTTGCTAACTTTATGTGCGTATATTGATGGTCACTACCCCCATCCCACGATGAAAAAATGTCATTACCTCCATTGACTTGGACATACAAAGTAGACGAAGAGGATACACAAGTATGAGTAATTGACCAACCTATATCAACATAAGTATCTGATCTGAATGTAGAGGTTGTTGATTCAATATCGTGAGTAGTTTTTAGAAGTCTGCTTCCCTCTGAGGCAAGTAAAGTTATCCACCCGCTGTCTCCCTCATTACGAATTTTTATTAGATTGTTTGTAGTGTCAAACCAAATTAATCCCGCTGTAGTTGGGCTAGGTGCTGAAGCAGAAGTATGAACGCCGTTAATAGCCTCATCAGCATTAGGCAACGTATTCTTTAATACCGTTTTTATAAGGCGAAGATGATCGTCGCCCTGACTTATGGAGTCGGAGCCGTTGGGGTTTGTGTTCACCAAACCGCTAATAAATGTTGCGCTTTCTAGTGCCATTATATGTACCTAACGTGATAAGGATCAACCACTGCATCGGGAGCCGCAGGCCAATTCCAATAAGTTTTATCTACGACACGATCTACTATTTGAGTATCGGGGCCAA